TTTCTTATTATTGGCGTGAATTTGCTAGTAAATATCCCTATAAAGTCCTACTACTTTCCCAACAAGTCTGCAATCTTCTGATAGTTTTATAATTTTATCAGGCCAATCAGGGTTTAATGGTTCAAGAAACTTACTTGAGCCTTCTCCCTCAATTATTAATTTCTTGAAGGTTGCTTCTGAGTCGCCAGCACATGCAACAATTACAAGATCATCCGTTTTTAAATCAAATGTTTGTATGTCTGGGTTTACATAAATTCTGTCACCGGGTAAGAAAGTTGGCGCCATTGAGTATCCAACAACTTTTAATGCATATCCATTTTTTCCACATCTACGATTTGGGGGAAGGTATTCCTCAATTTCAGTATCTTTTAAAACAGTTTCAATGGGACTAAAAGAACCTGCTGCAACCCACGATATCACTGGAACAGGACGACCATCTGATGGCATCTTTTCACTTAAAACAACATTATTGTCCAGTTTTTCTTCAGTACCATGCATTAACCAACTATCTGAAACACCAAATAATTCTGCTAATTTCTTAAGCGATTCGGTCTTAGGTACATTTTCTCCATTTATCCATTTTAATACTGCTACTTTTGACTTTCCCGTTGCCAAGGCTAGGTCTACTTGTCGTAACTTTTTTTCTTTCATTTTCTGGACAATTCTTTCATGTAATTCCATAACAATATTCGCAGTGAATTGGTTAACTTATATTAACACACTATATTGAAAATAAAATCCCAGCATGATAACTTAAGTTAACTTTATGGATAATTTAAGTTAACCTATGAACCTTCAAGACTTATTGGACTACCACGATTGTAGCTCAAAACAGGAGCTATCAAGAAAGATGTTGGTTTCTAGAATTACCTTATGGAAGTGGGAAAAAGAAGGAATTCCGCTAAGAACACAGGCCTTTTTAGAAATTGAATCAAAAGGGATTTTAAAGGCGGATTTACTTAGCAAATCGAGTCAATCGTTAAATTAAAAAAACCGCCATCTGTTACAGCAGAGGCGGTTTTGTGTTTTGGAGCAAACCAAAATGAATGAACAAATCTTAGCACAAAATTCAGACTGTGCAAGCCCATATGATGAGGAGGATCAAGTCCTTACTCAATGGCAAATTGATCATGACGCATATGCAGACTCAATAGCTGAGTACAAGGAATCTCGCAAAGAACCTGAAAAGGCTTTGGGCGTTCAAAAAGATTTCAACAAAACTTCCCATCCAATTGGGGAGGTTATAGCGGACCTGCAAAAACATTCTCACCTTTATGCACTTTTGAATCGATTTGAGAGCGCTGTAATTAACCGTCTAAGAGCAAAGGATAAGTTGTAATGCACGATAATAATTCTATTGATGGCGGGGTAATTTTGCCTGATCCATTAATTGATAGTGATGTGGATTTACGCGACTTTGCATACATGCCACTTGATGTGGTGCGTTTCAGAGACAGCGATTTCACAGCTATTACAGATGGGGAAGCATTTAAGGCAGGTGTTTTGCTTTGGTGTGCTTCATGGCATCAAGTGCCTGCTGGATCACTTCCAAATGATGATCGTATTCTTGCAAATCTTGCGGGTTTTGGTCGCTTCATTGGGGAATGGGTAAAGGTTAAAGCTGAGGCATTGCATGGCTGGAAAGAGTGCAATGATGGCCGCATCTATCACCCAACAATCTGCGAGAAAGCACAGGAAAGCTGGGCATCAAAACAGGGCCATCACTACGCAAAATTTGCGGACAGAATGCGGAAATACAACAAAAAGCTTGAGTCAGAAGGCAAGAAATCCATAGATATTCCAACAAGTGAACAATGGATAGCTGCTGGATGTCCAAAAGATTGGGTTGAGTCTTCCACAAGTGTTCCACAAGAATTCCATCGGAATTCCAACGGAACTCCAAAAGAAAGCCAAAATCAATCTAGCGGAATTCCTTCGAATTCTGCTCTTAAGGGAGAAGTAATAGAACATAAGGGAAATAATATAAATATATGTCCGCCTAACGGCGAACCTGTACCCGCTGAAAAACCAAAAGAGAGTTTCAAAGAAGAAATCCAAGAGATCTTTGAATTCTGGAAAACAACGTTTAACAAAAACAGCCGTACTGTTTTGGACAATAAACGTAAAACTAAGATTCAAGCCAGACTCAAGGAGGGTTACACAGTTCAAGACATTAAATTGGCAATTACTAATTGCTCCAAGTCTGAATACCACCTTCAAAACAACTTTACTGACATTGAGTTAATTTGCCGTGAAGCAACAAAACTTGATCGGTTCATTGGTATGTCTGGGCAAGAGCCAAACGTAGCGCACCAGTCTTCTGAGCAACCACAGGAACAGCAAGTTTTCAGACCAACGCCAGTGCGTGTCCAATATGGCAAAGCCTATGCTGAGGGTGGTACAGAATGACTAATGATTTGAATGTAACTGGTATTGAAAAGGACCCATTGTCAGATCCAAGCATTGAATCCTCTGTTCTGGTTTCAATTCTGACGATTAGTGAGGCTGCTGATTATGTGGCACAAATGCATGAGCATTTATTCACTATTCATACTCATCAAGTGATTTTTAAAGCTATGCGCTCACTTTATGAGCGTGGTGAAATTATTGATGAACTTACAGTTTTGAGAGCAATTAAGTCGCTTGGGGCAGAGTCAAAAGGTATCAATGAACAATACATCATTGAGCTATTAGGGAATGTCGTAGGCAAAGCAATCAACTTTAAGTCATACATCAAGATGCTGGAGGAATTGCACCTTAGACGGCAGCTTCGAGATGTTGGCAAAAAAACTCAGATTTATGCAAATGATGTGGGTTATGGATCTGCCGATGATGTTTTGGAAAAGGCAAATACCCTCTTAAGCAATATTAATTCCGTGTCTAACAAGGGTGATGTAGAGCACCTTTCTCATTCTGTAATTTCAATAATGGAAGAGATCAACAGCATCCAAACTGAAAGGATGAGCGGTCAATACAGAGTTCGTGGGGTTAATACTGGTTTTGTAGCTCTTGATCATCGAATTGGGGAAATTAATAACGGCGATTTAGTTGTTATTGCAGCTCGTCCAAGTATGGGTAAAACGGCCTTTGCTTTGAACTTGGCAACCAATATTGCAACTAATTTACGTAAGCCGGTTTTGATTGAATCCATCGAAATGAAAAGAGATGCAATCACCAAGCGGATCATCTCAAGCGTAGGGGATCTTAAACTTTCAAAAATCAAAAATGCTGAGTTGGATGGCGAAGATTGGACTTGTTTTACTGAGGCTGCAAAAGTTATTCAAAATTCGCCTCTCATGATCATGGATGGCGCCGTCACAATTTCTGATATCAGAAAGCATGCGCGCAAAGTGAGATCGGAAGAGGGTTCGCTGGGTGCCATTTTTGTTGATTACTTACAAAAAATTATTACACCGCATTTGCCAGCAAGTGCGTCTGAAAATGACCGTTTGACTTATATCTCAGATTCATTGAAGCGCGTGGCAATGGAATTTAATTGCCCAGTGTTTGCTTTATCGCAATTAAGTCGTCAATTGGAAAACCGATCAGATAAGCGACCAATTATGTCAGACCTTCGCGGATCTGGAGCAATTGAGCAAGATGCTGACGTAATTTTATTCCTTTACCGGGATGAGTATTACAACGGCGAGAAGTCAAAAACACCCGGTTTGCTTGAAGTGAACGCCGCAAAAGTGCGTGACGGCTCAGTAGGCAAAACCTTTCTTTGTTCTGAGCTGGACTATAGCCGCTTCTCAAATGTGCATAGTGATCAATTGGCAGCTCTTGAAAGTAAAGATAATTCAGGAAGCTTCATATGAAAACGTTCTTATCAATCATGGTTCTTATTTGTATTTCAACTTTTCTGGGTTTGGTTATAGCAGCTTTGGTTGCCAAGACTCATCAACCCAAAAACAAACGAACAACCTTTCGTTTTCCATTGGCCTTCATGGACAGCACTTTTTACTTCATTTGCACATTGACCCTTCTTGATTTGTGTGGGCGTAAGCAATTTTGGTGGGGGTATTTAATCGTAATTTTACTAATCCTGTTTCTAAATTTTTATTGTTATGACAAGTGGGAGCGCAGCCAATGAAACCAGAACAGTTTATTCGTGAGCAAGGATTGGATAAGGCGCGAGAGGTTGTTGAAGGCATCCCAAGTAAATATATGGAGTGCTACTACTCAACATTGTGTTACTGCACCAAAGCAAAAAAGTATTCAGATCGTTTTAATCCGAGAATTGAGCTTGTGAACATGGATGACCTCAAGCGTCTTATGGAGTCAGTTGCTTTGGTGATTGAGCACTACACAGTTGAAAGAGCCAAGATATATGCAAATTCACCTTACACCGCACCTGAAGTGAAGCAAGCATTAGAAAGAGCAATTGTTGATTACGAATCAATATATGGAGGCGGTGAATCTCATGCCAACTAGATATAACACAGGCGAGTATAGCTACGATCTTGAATATCACTATGGAGATATGTCAGCAAGCATGGAGATGCTTAGAGCACGTTTAATTGAATTGTTGACTCCTCATCTGTCTGACCGTTATGTGAAATGGAGAGAAGCATATTTCACATGGTTTACAAAGTGCGGCGGGGATTCGGGGTGGATGTTTTGTGTAGGTCCACACGAATTTCATATTGATGGGGCGTTAAGGCGCTATTACTCAGGTTCTATTGATATTACCTACAACCAGAAAGATCGATATTTCTTGGTGGGTGAGAAAAAGAAAGTCAAATGTAAGGCTTGTAAGGGGTTTGGCTTCATTCGAGATGATGGGTGGGGGCATATAGATAAATGTGAAATGTGTGATGCAGAAAAAGGAGCCAGCCATGAGTGAGTTTGAGGGTAAATCTGGAAAGTGGGCTTGGGAGATTCAAAAAGAACAACAAGCGAAAGTGGAGGAGCTGCAAAAGCGTTTAGATGGGGCATTAAAAGAGACTCAATATGCTTTGCAGTATGTTGAAGAAGACATGCGCGGCAATCATGAATTTCTACAAATGGCAATGATTCGAACCCTTAAAGCTATAGAGCAAGTGCTCAAAGGTGGTGCTTGATGTCATCAGTCAGCATTGCTGAATACCGCAAGTTATTTCCCATAAAGAAAAATAAAAAGCGCCGTTCAGCAAAGCAAGTTGCCAGACAACCAAGTGTGGGTGAAGTGGTTCTGGCAACGCATTTAAGAGCATGCAAGATTGGTTTTGAACAGGAATATAAGTTCCATCCTGAACGCAAATGGAGAGCAGATTTTTTAATAAAGGGTTCAAAGATTTTGATTGAGGTAGAAGGCGGGATCTGGAGCGGAGGCCGTCACACAAGAGGTAAGGGCTATTTAGGGGATATGGAGAAATACAACTCCGCAGCAATGATGGGTTTTACAGTTTTACGGTTCAGCACAGAGCAAGTGAAAGCAGGCGTGGCGATTAAACAAATTGAGCAATTGGTGGGATGAAAATGAATATGCCAGTACAACAACACATTTTACAAGCGGTCGATTGGTCTAGATTTAGTTTTGAAGAGTGGTGTCGCCAGCTTGGAGCTTGGCTAAACGGCGATACCGAAACAATGGTCAAAATTGTTAAGACGATGCCAACAAAACGCATCACTCAAAAACAAAGAGAAAAATTAATAGCTATGTATATGAGCGATGAAAATCTAAAAGATCGTTTATGCATTCGCCGTAAGGGTACTTGCTGTGAGTTAAATGACAATGAGGCACGTGCAATCCATAGATTGATTATTGATATTAAATTAATTGAAGACCATATTTTACAAGAATGGATCTCAGCAATTTGGTCACATCATGTTATGGGCAATTCATTACGTGATATTGCTCAAAGTAATGACACTTCAGTTAATCAAATCAGACAGGATTTAAAATGTGGTATGGCTTATATCAAAAGTCGAAATCCGCATTTCAGATTTGAAACTTTTGAAAAAACCGCTTGAGTGTGCGCACGGGGTATGGCATATTTGTGATACAGTGTTGGAAGTGTAAGTAAATCACTGGTATTAAAGCTCATCAAATGATGGGCTTTTATTTTATCAGAATGAATAAACTATCTTTAAATGAAAATATCGAAAAATTTATTGCAACGATATTTAAATCGTTGATAATAAAATTTTCTTTGCTAAAAAAACTGCATGAGAATCATATTTTCTTTAATTACGTTTGTCTTATTTTCATTTATTTCCTTTATCCTTTTAAGGAATAAATATATTGAGCCAAACCACTTCGTCATTTTGATAATATTTTCTGCAATTGTATCCGCAATAATTGCATATTTTGATGAGGTTCAAGAGCTATCTATTGGAGGCAATATCGTTAAACTAAAAGAAGCAAAAAAGGAGTTACAAGTAACAATAGATCAATTAAAGTCAATTAAAGTTTCAACATATCGGATGTTACTTTTGAAAAGTTTACATTTTTCAGGTGTTTTTGGAAGCAGCCATTTAGTGGATAGTAGAGCAGAATATTTTTTTTCACTCATCAATGAAATTAAACAATCGGATTGTTTCAATGATCTTAAGTCTGAAATAAAAGTTCAATTAACAAGGTTGTTAATTGATCAATTAAATAAATTTTATCCTTTATTTTATGGCAAACAATTCAATGATAGCGATGAATTCCCTAAATCTACGGTTTTTTATATCGAGTTGAAAGATGAGATTATTGATAAAGTTCATCAAAAACGGACACCTGTTATACCATTTGATCAAAAAAAGCAGGAAATTGTTACAGCTATAGATAACTATGCAGCTTTGTATATTTTATTTAAAGAAGTTGAACAGTAGGGTGATATTGATTTTTTATTGCTTAATAAGATGAATTTAAACGATATTATTTTAATTAATAATCTCCAATGAAAGGATTTTTAAACTTTTACCTTTACGATTCTATAGAAAAGTTGCCGAGCATAGTATGGCACAAGAAGCTCTGCTAAATATCGATTATTGGCGGGGCTTTTTCTTTTTGGAGTATGTATGACTGAATTTCAAAAAATTACGAATGAGATTAGACAGCTTCAAATAGAGCTAAACCATTTGGGAAGTTGCAATACAAAAGGTTTAAATACAGAACAGATCGCTCACCTAGATGAGCGATTTTTTTTGGCCATAGCAAAGCAACATAAATTAATTGCTCGTCTCAACAGTAAGCCAGAGGGCTTTTTATAAGAGGCTAGAGGTATGGATGATAAAGAGTACTTTTGGCTTACACAAAAAAAAGAGCTCAAAACGAAACCCAAATCCAGACCACTGCCTAAAGCTAAAGAAAAATATCTCGAGGCCGAAGAAACCTTATTTCAAGAACTAGAAGAGCATCGAATTGGTTATAGAAGAAAATTTCAATTTGAATCAACAAAAAATTGGCGGTTCGATTTTTATATTGTGAAGTTGAATCTTCTTATAGAAATTGCTGGCAGTCCGTGGGCAGTTGGCCGAGGTGGCACAAAGATAGCAAATTCATTTAATAAGTATGATCTAGCACTAGACCGAGGTTATGTATTTGAGCGTCTTGAGCCTCACCAAATTGAATCAGGTTATGCAATCAACTGGATTAAAAGAGAATTAGAGAGAATTGAAGATGGATCAGATCAGACCATTTCCTCCAACTGATTTTATGGATCAGGCAGAAGAAGAGGAAGCAATTCGTTTAATACCCGCTCCAGACCTAAAGAAATGGGTTGTGGCCAACTACTTAACGATAGGTGGACCTCTTTATAACCCTGACCATGACCATATTGCTGAGCTGCTTCACGATAATGAAGAATTTTTAGCATTTGCTTGGGCCTCTTCTGCATATAAAAGTAAGCAAGCTATGGTGTTAGGTCAGTGCGAAAAAGTCATGTTCAATGTTGGTGGATGGCGTAAGGCCAGACAAGAGCAACAGATGCGTGATTGGTTTGGTTTTGTACCTACTTATTTAATAACTGTCGACGCTTCTTTCTGTGAGCGTGCAAACGATACAGAGTTCTGTTACTTACTTGAACATGAGCTTTACCACATTGGAGTGATGAGAGACGAGGACGGAGAAATTGTTTATAGCGATAGTTCTGGTCTTCCTAAGCACTATCTTGCTGGTCATGACGTTGAAGAGTTTATTGGCGTAGTTAAACGTTATGGACCAAGCAAAAATGTTAAGCGACTTATTGAAGTCGCAAAAAATCCGCCGTTTGTTTCGAATCTTGATATTTCAAAATGCTGCGGCAACTGTGTAATCAATTGAGCCTAATGGCTCTTTTTTTTGCCCATTTTGTTATACGTAGTTATACGATGAGGAAGTTATGGCGACACTAAAAGAGCCTGTGAAAATCTTTATAGTTCAGTCTCTTGCTTGTCGTGATACACCTCAAGAAGTGGCTGAACTCGTAAAACAAGAGTTTGGCGTTGATATAGATCGTGTTCAAGTTGCAACTTATGACCCTACAAAGGTTGCTGGTAAGAACTTAAGCAAAAAGTATGTCGAACTATTTGAAAAAACCAGAGATGAGTTTGATAAAGGCTTAATTGATATTCCAATTGCTAATAAGTACTACCGATTGAAGCAATACCAAAGACAACTTGAGAAGACTAGAAACGTCAAAACAGCCTTAAAAATTCTTGAGCAAGCCGCTAAAGACATTGGTGGTCAATTTACTAATCGCCAAGAAATTACAGGCAAAGACGGCGGACCAGTCCAAACAGTTAATTCAGAAATTCCAGTTCCAATGGAAGATTACTTAAAAGCGCGGAGGGAAGTCTTAGATGAGTACTGATGCGGCTCGGGATAAAGCCATCCGGATCGAGGCGCAAGAAGATTTATATTTCTTCACAAGGTACATGTTTAAGGAGCGCCGTGGTTATAAATGGATGCAAAATTGGCACCACTTAGAAATCTGCGAAGCTTTAATGAAAGTTTATCGCGGAGAGATAAAGCGGTTAATTATTAACGTTCCACCACGATATTCTAAAACTGAAATTGCTGTAATTAATTTCATGGCTTGGTGTTTTGGTAAGAATCCAGACTGTGAGTTTATTCATATCAGTTACTCGGCAATGCTTGCCGCAAATAATGCCTTCCAAATACGAACTCTTGTACAAGAAGAGGCGTATAGAAAAGTCTTTCCTGAGCTTACATTGCGTGATGATAGTAAGGCTAAAGACTTCTGGAGAACTTCTCAAGGCGGTGTCTGCTATGCGACAGGTACAGGCGGTACGATTACTGGTTTTGGTGCAGGAAAACTTCGTAAAGGCTTTGGTGGCTGCATTATTATTGATGACCCACATAAAGCACATGAAGCTTCATCAAAAACTATTCGAGAAGGGGTAATTGATTGGTTTCAGAACACACTCGAATCGCGTACTAACTCGCCAGATACGCCGATCATTGTGATTATGCAGCGACTTCATGAAGATGATTTAGCTGGATGGTTGCTAGGTGATAGAAAAGACGGCGTTCCTGTAGCTGGTGGTAACGGTGAAGTGTGGGAGCATCTATGTCTTTCAGCTATTCAGGAAGACGGATCCGCACTGTGGCCAGCAAAACACAATATCCAAAAATTGAGGCTAATGGAGCAAGCAGCACCATATGTATTTGCCGGGCAGTACCGACAAATGCCATCACCGCCAGCAGGCGGTTTTTTTAAGCCCGACAATATTCAAATTGTTGATGCTTTGCCTGCGGATGTAGTGAAACAAGTTAGGGCTTGGGATTTTGGGGCTACCGAAAATGAGGGCGACTTTACAGTAGGTGTGCGAGAAGCTCTAGGCGCAGATGGTTTTACTTACATTGTCGATGTAACTAGAGGACAGCTTGGACCTGACAATGTGAATAAGCGCTTAGAACAAACAGCAAAAATAGATGGGAAAAAAGTTTCTGTGCGTCTACCACAAGATCCCGGTCAAGCTGGTAAATCACAAGCTAGTTCATTTGTGAAGCTTCTTGCGGGTTATAGCGTGATAGCTAAGCCAATTTCAGGTGACAAGCTTACACGTGCACAACCATTTGCGGCCCAAGTTAACGTAGGAAATGTACGAATGCTCAAAGGTGAATGGAATAAGGATTTTATTGATGAGCTTCGTCATTTTCCTAATGGCACACATGACGACCAAGTGGATGCAGCTTCAGATGCGTTTAATGAATTACATGAAGGTTTTGAAGCCTTCTTTGCTGATATGGGATTTGCTCGATGAGTGATGTAACTTTTCAACATGCTGAATATGTTAAGAACTTGCCATACTGGCAAAAACTTGATGATGTTTGTGAAGGTGAAGATGCAGTTAAGGCTAAAGGTGAAAAATATTTGCCGATGCCAAATGCACATGATAAATCACCTGCAAATAAAAGCGCTTATGAGGCTTATCTTACCCGTGCAGTCTTTTATGAAGTAACAGGGACTACATTAAATAGTTTAGTTGGTGCAGCTTTTGCAACCGATCCAAGTTTTAAATTTCCTCCGGAACTTGCTCATTTAGAACGTAATGCAAATGGTGCTGGTTTAAGTACTTATCAATTGGCTCAAAATGGAATTCGCCATTTATTGAAGCATTATCGTTGTGCTTTATATGTAGATTATCCTGATGTGCCGCCAGCTCGTAATCTAGCGGAATTTAAAGCACAAAAAGCCTATCCGATGATTCATTTACTAAATGCCCTTGATGTAGTGAATTGGGATTCAGTAATGATCGATAACCAGAAAAAGCTTTGCTTAGTGGTTATACGTGAATTTAAGTCTGAGCGCGGTGCTGATGGATTTAGTAAAACCGAACAAGAGCAATATCGTGTACTTCGTTTAGAGCAAGAGGGAAATGGGGAATATATTTATTCCGTTCAGGTGTACACAAAGGGTGAAAAGGGTAACTGGGTTGGCGGAGAGAAGAAGTTTCCAACAGATTACAACGGGAATTTCTGGACCTATATACCTTTTACATTTGTAGGTGCAATTGATAATTCAGAAGAGATTAAAAAGCCACCATTACTTCCTTTGGCTAATCTCAATTTAGCCCATTACAGAGACAGTGCGGACTTTCAAGAGTCCGTTTTTTATATGGGGCAACCTCAATATTATGCGAAGGGTGTTAATTGGGAGTGGTATGACCAAGCCAAGAAACGTGGCATCTACATTGGAGCGAAAGTACTTTTGCCTTTACCTGAAAATGGTGGTTTAGGAATTGTACAAGCCGACCCTAATACTCTTGCCCGGGAAGCGATGAAAGATAAGTGGGAAAAAATGAAGGAGATGGGGGCGCGTTTAATTGAGAAGGGCTCGGGAAGTAAAAAGACCGCTACCGAAGCGAATAGTGATGACGCCGTTCAGCATTCAGTTCTTTCGCTCTGTGTCGTTAATATGAATGAAGCCTTGTCAGCAGCATTACGATGGGCTGCTAAGTTTGTAACGCCTAATGTGGATGTTCTAACTAAAGATGATTTGATGTTCGAAATCAGTCAAGAATTTAACAAACAGGGTTATTTAGCTGAGTTAGCTCGACAGTTATTTGAAGCAGCTCTACAAGGCCGATCTTCATTTAAATCATGGTGGGAATACAACCAAACAGGTATGTTCCCTAAACAAAAATATGAAGAAGAGCTTCAGAATGTTGAAGCAGAGCAAGATGGGACTTTAAATCAAAAGGTAGAGTGAGATGGCAACAGATATCAAAAAACTATTTGAAGTACTCACTCAGCACCAGGCCTATCTTTATCGTGCTTCATCAAAAACGGTAAATGAGTTATTGGCTTTATTCAATGATGATACGAGCAAGATGCTATCTAAGCTTCGGGATTTATTGGATGAGCTTAATGAGTCGGAGAAAGTTGCTTTAGCTGGTGGTAAATATACAACTTCAAATTTAAGGGAAATTAGGGATTTGATTGCCCAATGGTTTGCCAGTGTTAATTTAGCATTACCTGAAGCTTTTGCCGTTTCTGCTACGGCGCTGGCTGTTTATGAGGCCAATTACGTAGCTAAGCTCTATGGAGCAAAAATTAATAAGCCTGATGGGGAAAAACTATTCTTATCCGCTAAAAAAGTTCCGTTGGCAGGTGGCGCTCTTGTCGATGATCTGCTTTCAAGAATTGCTGAAAGTGCCCGTCAAAAGGTTGAGTATGCAATTCGAGATGGTATTAATTCAGGCAAAACTAACCAAGAAATTGTTCAGCGTATTCGTGGTACCAAACGGCTTAACTATGAAGATGGGATCTTAAATGGTACCAAAACTGATATTGAGCGAACGGTAAGAACTGTGCGAAGTCATGTAGCTAATCAAGCCTATCTAAATAGCTTCAACCAAATTGGCTTTGAATATGTCCGATTTGTTAGCGTTTTAGATGGACGAACTTCTAAGCTTTGCGCTTCATTAGATGGTTCAGTGTGGGAAATAAATGATCCGGCAAAGCGAGTGCCGCCGTTACATCCTAACTGTCGCAGTATCTTGGTTCCGGTCGAGAAGGACGGTCAACTTGTTGGCGAACGGCCATTTGTAATGGACGAACGTAGAGTTAAAGACATCCCCAAAGAAGAGCGAAGCCAGTTAATAGGACAGTTAGATGCAAACACCACATTCAAAGAGTTCTTTAAGAAAACAGATGATTTCTTTCAAAGGGAGTGGCTAGGGCCAAAGCGCTTTAAGCTCTATAAAGATGGGAAATTTGATTTTGATAAGTTCTTTGATCCTGAAGGCCGTTTCTATAGCTTAGATGATTTGAGAAAGTTGGATGAAAAAGCTTTTAAAAAGTTGGGTCTGTAATTTTTCTTATGTTATATTTTTTAAAACATCAGAATTTATACAATATGAAAACAATAGCTTTTGTATGTCTAACCCTAATTTCCATCACTTGTTTAGCTGAACCAAGTCAAAAATATCTTAAAGAATATGATCGATTGTCTGAAGCTTTGGAGTCAGCAATGGCAAATGCATATTCTTTTGATCCTGCAACTGGTCAAGTAAAACAGGCTACTCAAGGTTTAGAAGCTAAAAATAATTTATGTAGAGCTGCCCAGGCGAAACTAAACCTCACCACGTTTTTAAAAGACAATTTAGAGGAATCTAAAGAGCTTTATAAATCTATTGATGGTGCAGAGACTCTAGATAAAAATTATCTTAGTGGACAACAGCAGGAACAACAAAATCTCGTTTCAAATTTGAAAAAAGACCTTGTTGGAACTGGATTTAACTGTGAGTAATTATTGCCGATTACAGGTAATTCTAAACTCACTTAAGACACAATTTTCACCTATATAAGCGCCCAAATGGCGCTTTTGTCATTTATGGAGTTTGGCTTATGAGTGAATCAAAAGTTAGACATTTGGTACTTAAAAGAGTTTCAGATAAATCTTCTCATCTTGCTCTTTGTGACGAGGAAACAGGTATTCCATTAGCTGGATTAACCGCTGTAAAAATGAATTGTAGTGTTTTTGAGGGTCCAGCGACTATCACGGCAACATTTGATGTAGGTGGTCCTCAAGGCATCCGCTTAGTTGGTGATGAACCTAGACAAAAGGTTTGGAGTGCAAAGGAAACGTAGCGAAAGGCACTACAAATGCCTGAAAAGCAAATCAATATGTCAGATGCTCAATATATTCTGAGCACAAAATGAATTCTGGTGCCATTTCTTCAAATTAAGGTTTCAAGCCATGGCAATTTATGGTTTTACTTTTGAAAGATTAAAAGCAATTGCACTCATCAAATAGAACTTAATTTTTAACCATAGCACCTTCGGGTGCTTTTTTTGCGAGAAGAAAATGCCAAGCCCTATTATCCAATATTTCCAATATGAACATTTACCTGAACATTTGCAGCAAGTTAGTAAGCCAATTGGTGATTTAGCTCGGCAAATGGATGAGCAACTTCCTGACGGGCCTGAAAAATCCACAGGATTAAGAAAGCTACTTGAAGCAAAAGATGCATTTGTACGCCAAGCTTTAAGTAAATAATCATTTATAGAAATGAAGCGTCCTAAAGGGCGCTTTTTTATTGCCTGCCGAAAGCGGATGCTAACGGCGAATCCGGGCGGATGCCCATTTTGTATATATAGGTTGGATGACCAATGAAACTTAAAACAGTAACAATCGACGGTAAAGTTTATGCGGAAGTAGACGGTGATAAGCCGATCTATATTCATGATGACGGCAAAGAAATGCCACATGATGCACCACACTCGGTAGCAACAATTGCACGCTTAAACAATGAAGCTAAAACACATCGTGAAGCCAAAGAAGCAGCCGAAAAAGCATTAAAAGCTTTTGAAGGAATTGAAGACCCAGCGGCAGCTAAAAAGGCATTACAAACAATCCAAAATCTCGATGATAAAAAGCTGGTGGATGCCGGTGAAGTTGAGAAAGTTAAAGCTGAAGCTATCAAAGCAGTTGAGGAAAAATATGCCCCGATTGTTGCGCAACGTGATGCTCTAGAAGCCTCTTTACATAAAGAACTTATCGGCGGTGGTTTTGCTCGTTCTAAGTACATTCAAGACAACATTGCAGTACCTGTGGACATGGTTCAGGCAACCTTTGGTCATCACTTCAAAATCGAAGAAGGCAAGGTGGTTGCATATGATCCGAACGGCGAAAAGATTTATTCACGTGTCCGCCCGGGTGAACTTGCAAATGTTGATGAAGCTTTAGAGTCATTGGTTGGTGGATACCAGCATAAAGACTTAATTCTTAAAGGTGGTAAAGGAACTGGTGGCGGTTTTCAAGGTGGGGGCAAAGGTGGAGCACCTACTGGAATGAAACGCAGTGAAATGTCTGTTTCTCAGAAAGCAGATTACATCAAAGAACATGGCAATGATGCCTTCCTAAAACTACCGAACTAATCATTAAATATTTGGAGATAAGTAGTTATGACTACGACAGTTAATTCAGACATGATCATCTATAATCAATTGGCTCAAACTGCTTATTTAGAGCGTTTGCAAGATAATTTGAATGTATTTAACCAAGCCTCTAATGGTGCAATTGTTTATCGCAATGAGATCATTGAAGGTGATTTCAATAAAGAAGCATTCTACAAAGTGGGCGGTAGCATCAAACATCGTGATGTGAATTCAACCGCCAAAGTAGTTCCAGAGAAAATTGGTTCTGGTGAGTCTGTAGGCGTAAAAGTCCCATATAAATATGGTCCTTATGCATCAACTGAAGAGGCATTTAAGCGCCGTGCTCGTACACCAGAAGAATTTGCTATGGTTGTTGGTTACGATCTTGCAGATGCATTGGTTGCAGGCCGATTAGAGTACAGTTTAGCTTCTTTAAAAGCTGCTATTTCTAGCAATCCAGACATGGTTGCAAAAGGTAGTATCGTTGTTGATGGCCGCAAAGCATTGACTCGTGGTATGCGAAAGTTTGGTGATAAGTTTGGCCGCATTGGCTTATGGGTGATGAACTCAGATACATATTTCGATATTGTCGATGATGCAATCACTAAGCAAATTTATGGTGAATCTGAAATCGTTATCTACGGTGGTTTACCGGGAACCTTAGGAAAGCCGGTCTTGGTGACGGACGCTGTAGGTGATAACGATGCTTTTGGTTTGCAGTATGGCGCTGTCACTGTAACTGAATCACAAGTACCGGGCTTCCGAGCTTATGACATCAATGATGAAGAAAACTTAGCAATCGGTATGCGTGCTGAAGGTGCATTTAACTTAGATATTCTTGGTTATAGTTGGGATACATCGAAAGGTGAAAATCCTGACCTTACATTACTTGGTTCAAGCGCTAACTGGATCAAATATGCAACCAGCAACAAAATGACAGCAGGTACCTTACTTGATTTATCGGGTACAGCGACAACTGGTTAAAACCTAAAAATTAAAACCTAAGGGGGCTAATAAGCCCTCTTTTTTATTATTAAGAGAAAAGCGCCATGAAGATTATCTATACACGCATTGCAGCAGCGGCTGCATTAGAGACAGGCATTATTGCTAACCCTGACTATTATGAAAACCCAAATTTGAAAGCAAAAGAGGTAATTATTTACGGTAATTATCCAAAGATTCAAAAGGATTATGAATCTTTGGAAGTTCCAGTTGAAGTTCGTAAGTTGGAAGTGCCACAAAAAACGACTTTGGCCACAGTAAATGTCGCAGTGGGAATTACCCCTGAACTTCAAGCTGTGATGGATGATGCAAAAGCTGAATGTGAAAAGGTAGTTGAAGAAAACACTCAGCTTAAGCAGAAAATTGCCATCTTAGAGCAGGCCGGTGGTAACCAGTCAGAGTTGTTATCTGAAAATTCACGATTAAAAGATGCAGCAGTCTTAGCAGATAAAGCTCTCAAAGATGCTGAAGCTCAAGTGGTCGGTATAAAAACTGAATTTGAAGCTTTTAAAAATGATATTCCTGCAATGCAGGCACGTATTGCTGAATTGGAAGCTGGAAAAGCGGCAGAAAACCCAGCTACAGAAACGGCAGCTAATGATTTTGAAAACTGGTCAAATGATCAATTAAAAGAGTATTTGGCTAGTAAAAACATTGGTTACAAGCCGTCTGCAACAAAAGCAGAACTTCTTAAATTAATCCCGAAGGAATAATGCAATGAGCTTTATTACTGTAGATGACGCAAATTCAATTTTGGGCAGCGATTTTGCACCAGACAGTGATAAGGCTCGTCTGGTGAAGCTGGCAAATGTGTGGATGAAAAACAGAATTGGTTTTGTACCAGATCCAATTGATCCACTTCTTAAGGACGCGGCTTGTGAAATTATCAAAGGAATTCTGGCCAAAGTAATTTATAACGGCAAAGAGCAGCAGTTGAAGCGTAAGAAAGTTAAGGCTGATTCTGTTGAGTCAGAAAAAGAATTTCAAGACGGATCTGAAGCAATCTCTAGCTTTGAACAGATAGCAATTGATTTTATTGATTCACTTGATTTGAAAGATCCAAATGCAAGTTTTAATGGCTTTGGCATACCACTTTACAGGGCATGATATGGGCTTACGTGACGAAATTCAGGCAGACATTGCTGAAGCATTTAATGATGATTTAGCAGATGCCATTCATACCTTTACATGTGAGCGGATCTCTAAAACGAATTGGGATCCTAAAACTGAAACTTATGTTGAAGTTAAAGAAAACTATTCTGGCCGTGGCGTTCTGTTTGGCTCATACAGTCAATATGAGATCCAAACACTTGGAGTACTGGCCACGGATAAAAAGGCTACAGTGCTGCAGAATGAAGTTACCAAAGAGCCAAAGATTGATGATGAGTGGTTAACAGCCTTAGGCTCATTCCGGGTAATTCATATTCAACAGGATCCAGCTTCTACTATTTGGAAATGTCAGTTGAGGAAGGT